TTTCCATACCAATGCATCAGCTGCTACAGGAGAGACGAATGGCAGCAGAACTTGACCTAGATGATGTCGCCGAGCAGAGCAAGAATGCTGCGGCAGAGCTTGCGGAGCTTCGAGAAAGCGAAAGATCGTGGATTGATACAGCAACAGTCTTTTACCGAATGGGAGAGTTCTATCGCAGACTTGTCGATGAGTGCGCAAAACATCTTGGCGAAGAGGTTTTCGTGGCAGACGATGGTTCTGTGTCCGAAGACCCTCTGCGGCTTAAAGTTCCTGAGCTTGTAGCAAAACAAGCTGCAGAGCTTGCGGAATTGCGGACGGAGTTGGAATCTTTACGCAAAGTGCAGATGTCTGCAGCCTGGGCTTGCTTGTGCGATGGCTCGGTTTGCAGCGTACATCTGACGAAAGAGGCGGCAATGCTTATTGCAGAAAACCGCAGGGAGCAGAATCGCGGCCGCGATTTTCTGTTTGAAGTGGTGCCGCTGTATAGGTGATAACCAACTATGACCCCCTGGAATCTCGCACTCAAGCTCATGCAGCTTCCTCCTCCCGCTATCCGCAACACTCGGGATGTTCTGCTGCAAATCCTTGCAAAGCGTAATAACACTGTACAAGGAATTCGGTTAGCGACTAATCTTAATAACGGAGAAATTAGACATGCTCTAGGACAACTGGCAAAAGAAGGGTTGGTGAAGTCAAAGAAAGAGCTGCGAGGGGCTAACATGGCAGTTGTTTGGGAACTTGTTGAGGAAAATAAAGATGATAGCTAAATCTGGCTATAGTTGGAATTGTGGAAAGTACGTTGTCGAAGGAACTTGGGAAAGTCTTGATGCTGTAGAATCGGCACTTAAGGCCGAGCAACAACTCAAAGAACTTCTTGCCCGAATCCATCGGGATGGAGGACATCACACTGACAAGGTTGGACTGCAGCGGTCTTGCGATGATGCGGATAATGTGCTGGTAAAGTGGCGAGAAGCATTTGACGCAGCCGAAAGTGAGAGTGCCCGACAAAAATCTGCACGAGAGTTGCTGATTGAGCGTCTGGAAAAAGCGCAAACAGACGGACATAGTTGGTTAACCATACCGGGAGTTCTAGCCATGATAAACTCATGCGATTTGCAAGCTACCAAAAACCGCGAAAGGCAGTGATATGACAACCTACATCATCGACACCGAGACCACAGGGCTCAACGAGCCAGAGGTAATTGAGTTGGCTGTGAAGAAGCTGACCAACCTCGACATCGGAGGTTTTCACGAGCCGCCGGTAGTCTCCTACTACCGCCCGAGCAAGTCTATCGAGCTCGGCGCTCTGTCCACGCACCACATCACCAGTGAAGAATTGCAGGACTACCCACCAGCCAGCACAGCAAGAATTCCCGAAGACGCTGAGTTCATCATCGGACACAACGTGGACTTTGACTGGACAGCGCTCGGCTCCCCGCCGGGGAAGCGGATCTGCACGCAGGCACTCGCGCGGATGCTGTATCCTGGGCTGGACAGCCACAAACTCGGTGCACTCATGTACCACCTGCGGCCAGACGTGGCGAAAGAGCGCTTGAAGGAAGCTCACTCTGCAGCCGTTGATGTGGATAACTGCTGGCTGATCCTCATTGAAATGCTAGTGGAGCTGGAGGACCGCGGCTATTTCATCGACGGCTTTGAGGCTCTGTGGTGCGTATCGGAGCGCGCAAGAATCCCGACTGTCATGCCCTTCGGCAAGCACAAGGGGATGCGCATTGCCGAAGTTCCGCGGAGCTACGCGAGCTGGTACGAGCGGCAAGAGCAGACCGACCCGTACCTGCTGGAGGCGTTTAGGAGAGCCGGACTGATTGGGGGGAGGAGGAAGTGAGCGATCGAGCCACCATGTCAAAGGCACTTCGCCTCATCGCTGAACTCGATCCGCTCAACGACAGTGATGAAGGCTACAATGAGTGGGGAGAGGCAGACTGCTTTCGTCAAGCTCAGATTATAGCGCGGAGTGCGCTCGCATCAACCAACAACCAAGAGGAATCCAGCAATGACTAAGCAATTTTGCGCTCTATCCGAGGTCGTGGTGGAGTCTCGCCACCGCAAGGAGTTCAGCGAGAAGGCGAATCTCGACCTCCAAGAGTCCATTCGCAACATCGGACTGCTCCACGCGATCGTTCTGGAGGATGACGGGGAGCGCATGATCCTGCGCGCAGGCGAGCGTCGCTTCCGAGCCGTCAAAGACTTGGCGGACTTCGGCGTCCAGATCCGGTACGACGGGAAAGAGGTCGATCTCGGCTTCATCCCCTACACATCCTGGGAAGAACTCACCGAACTCCAACGCCTGCAGATCGAAGTCGATGAGAACCAACAGCGCAAGGACTTCACGTGGCAAGAAGCAGCCACGGCCCTAGCGGCACTGGCGAAGCTTCGGGAGATGCAGGCGGGTGGTGTGAGACCTGCTACCAAAGCGTTGGCAGAGGAGGCTTATTGCAAGGGCAACACCCCGATGACGCCTGTCGCCGCGGCTGCACGCGCCAAGGACGAATTGATCCTGGCCAAGCACCTCCACAAGCCGGAGATCGCTAAGGCCAAGACGGCGAAGGAGGCAATGCAGCTGCTCAAGACCGCGGAGCGTCACGAGAGGAATCTGGAGCTGGCCCAGACTGTTGGTAGACTGCAGAAGTCAGAGAGGTTTCAGTGTCTCAACGCTGACTCGAGTGAGTGGGTACTGACCAGTGCTGACGCAGTGTATGATGTGATCTTGACAGATCCTCCCTACGGTATCGGTGCTGACAACTTCGGTACCGCCTCGGACTCCTCCGTCACAGCCCACGGGTATGAGGACTCCGACACAGTGCTGGAGGACATCATGGAGTGGTTCCCGCGCGAGTCCTTCCGCATCACCAAGCCGGAAGCACACCTGTACCTCTTCTGCGACTTCGACTGGTTTGCAACCTGGAGGTCTGAGTTGGAGCACGCCGGCTGGAAGGTGTTCCGCACCCCGCTTATCTGGGTGAAGCCAACTGGATTCCGAACTCCCTGGATCGACAGTGGCCCACAGCGTAAGTATGAGCTGATCCTCTACGCAGTAAAGGGTGGGAAGAAGGTCAACATGATTGCGCCTGATGTGATTCAAGTTCAGTCGGCAGGTGCGGGCGTCGGACATCCAGCGGCCAAACCGGTGGCGCTGTTCGCGGAACTCCTGCGCCGCTCGGTTCGTCCGGGAGACTCGGTGCTGGACCTGTTCTGCGGAACCGGGCCGGTGTTTGGGGCAGCTCACCAGCACAAGTGCAAGGCTACGGGGGTGGAGATGGATGAGAAGTTTTACGGAGAGTCGGTCAGGCAGATTCAGTTGCTGGAGGATTGATCGTGAGCGCACTCGGCACCGGCCCTTCCAACGCCAAGATCATGATCGTGGGCAACTGCTACCTGGACGAGGACGTGCGAGCATGCGCCCCCTTCCAGGGCAGTGCGGGCATGGAACTCAGTCGAATCCTCAACGACGCCGGGATACTGCGGTCGGAGGTCTACCTCACAAATGTTATCAATGGACAACCGAAAGGAGGTAGGCTCGACAGTCTGATCGCCTGGACCAAGAAGGAGATCACTGCACAGCACGTCCAACTCAAGGGCAAGTACGTACTCCCTCCACTCAAGCTCGGCTACGACCGCCTCTTGCAGGAAATCGACCTCGTGCAGCCGAATGTTATCTGCTCCCTCGACACCATCCCGACATGGCTGCTGACTGGTGCTGAGTCCATCACGAAGTGGAGGGGAAGCCACCTCCGCCTCTCCTATGGGCCAGGGCAAGCACAGCCTGGGCGTGCACTGAATCCAGCACCAAAGGTAATCCCAACCTACCCGCCGAACTGGATTCTAGCTCAGTGGACACTGCGATCGCATGCTGTGGAGGACTTCAAGCGGGTGAAGCGTGAATCAGGCTCACGGACCTACGAGCAAGAACCGGAGTGGAACTTCATCGTCCGACCGGATCATGCGGAGGTCATCGGCCTTTGCAGGTGGCTAGTGGAGAAGCTTGATGCGGCCACCGAGCCAGTGTGGTTGGAGCTGGACCTGGAGACCCGCGCTGGACACATTGCCTGCCTGGGACTCTCGTGGTCCCGCACGCGCGCAATCTGCATCCCCTTCATGTGCGTGGAGAGTACGCGCGGCTACTGGAGTACGCTGGAAGAGGCCGCAATCCTAAAGCAACTCCACACTATCTTAACCCACCGAAACGTGGCAGTGCGCTGGCAGAACGGTCTCTACGATGCGCAGTACATCTGGCGCCACTGGCACTTCGTTCCGCGCGGGGTTCAGGACACCATGATCTCCCACCACACAGCGTTTGTGGCGCTGCCAAAGAGTCTGGCGTTCCAAGCGTCAATCTACTCTCCCCATTACATCTACTGGAAGGATGACGGAAAGACCTGGGAGCCAAACCAACCAGAGGAAAAGCTGTGGGAGTACAACTGCATCGACTGCGTGCGGACTCGGGAGGTGGGGGAAGAGGAACTCCGCGTGTTGGCGGAACTCAAACTCCAGGACGTTGATGCGTTTCAGCAAAAGCTCTTCTGGCCGGTGCTGGAGGCGATGAAGACGGGAGTTCGCGTCGATACGCAGAAACGCGATGCACTGGAGATCGAGATTCAACGGGAGATAGATCAACGCAAGCAGTTTCTCAAGACTGTCCTCGGCACCGAGATAAACATTGCCTCCTCCACCCAGATGCAGGACCTGTTCTATCGTCGACTTGGGCAACCTCCTGTCCTCTCCAGAGCCAAGCGTAATTCCCCTGCCCACGTAACCTGTGATGACGAAGCACTCCAAACAATTGCCAAGCGCGAACCACTGCTCAAGTCTCTCGTCAACTGCATTGCAGACATCCGAACTCTCCAAGTCTTTATCTCGACCTTCATTCGCGCGAAGCTAGACCGGGATGGTCGCATGCGGAGTTCCTTTAACATCGCGGGCAGTGATACGGGAAAGTCGGCTCCTTACACCTACAGGTTCTCCTCCTCAACAAACGCCTTCGGAGGCGGATGCAACTTCCAGAACATTCCGTCAGACAAGTCGAAAGCGGTAGGCAAAGCTCAAGCAAGGGGCATGACCTTCAAGCTCCCCAACATGCGCCAGATGTACGTGCCGGACCAAGGCTACACCTTCTTCGACATGGACCTTGACAGGGCAGATCTGCAGGTGGTGGTCTGGGAAGCGGATGACGAGATGCTCAAAGCCGCTCTGCGGATGGGCGCGGACATTCACCTGCTCAATGCCTACTCCCTGGAGAACAAGAGCCCACCTCCACTGGAAGAGCTCGTCGAGTCTCATCCGAAGTATGCTGACCATCGAGGGCCGCGCAAGCATAAGCGAGAGTTCGCCAAGGTATTCTGCCACGCTACGAACTACGGGGGAAGTCCTCGAACGATCGCTGCCGCTACAGGTAACGCAGTAAACGAGGTGGACCGCGCACAGCGCCTCTGGTTCGGGGCTCACCCTGGGATCAAGGCGTGGCACGATCGCACGGCAGATCAGATTCGCAAGCACCGTTTCGTCGAGAACCGCTTCGGCTACCGCTGGCACATCTTCGACCGGCTCGACCGCGCGCTCCCGCAGGCACTGGCCTGGACACCTCAGTCAACCGTCGGCTGCTACATCAACCGCATCTGGCTGGCGATTCACGAGCAAGTCCCTGACGCACAAGTCCTCATCCAAGTTCACGACTCACTCGCAGGCCAATTTCCCACACATAAAGCAGAAGAGTGTAAGCGTGGGATAGCAGAGGCCAGTCGAATAGTCATACCCTACGACGACCCTCTCATCATCCCGACCGGAATGAAGACGAGCACTATTAGTTGGGGAGATTGTGAATGAAACCGAAGATCTGGAGGAGAGGCGGGTGGTGGCATTGCAGCTATTACCCGAAGGCTTCCGTCGATACAGCGCGAGGAAAGACTCCATATATAGCCTGGTATGTCTGGAAATACAGAGGGCTCTTCAATGTCAGTGCGTAACTTTCCATCCTGGCTCGACGCCTACGTGACCTATGCTGCCCACACCGAGGCCCCGAAGCTCATGCACTTCTGGGCTGGAGTGTGGGCTCTCGCTGGAGTCCTGCGCAAAAAAGTCTGGATGGATCAGGTAGCCTTCCGCTGGATTCCCAACTTCTTCGTGGTGTTCGTGGCTCCTCCTGGAGTGGTGTCAAAGTCTACGACGGCTGGGTTTGCCGAGGGCTTCCTGCGGGAGATTCCAGGAATCAAGTTCGGCCCGGACGTGGTGACCTGGCAGTCACTCGTGACTTCCTTCGCCGGAGCGTGCGAGTCCTTCGAGTACCAGGAAGAGCACTACCCGATGTCGCCGCTCAACCTGTGCTCAAGTGAGTTTGGGAACCTCATCGACTTCCGCAATAACGAGATGGTTAACCTCTTCATCGACTTGTGGGACGGTCGGAAGGCACTGCGCAAGGAGACCAAACTCAGCGGATGCGACACCGTAGAGGGTCCTTGGATCAACATGCTGGCCTGTACGACGCCGAACTGGATCGCCAGCAACATGCACGCGGGGATTGTTGGAGGAGGCTTCACCGCACGCTGCATATTCGTTTTCGCTGACACGAAGGAACGCTACATCGCCTACCCAAAGTTCAACTTCCCAGCCGATCGCGAGCAGACAACCTACAAGTTACTCCAAGACCTTGAGCACATCGCAACGAATCTGTGCGGCGAGTACATCCTGACCGATGACGCGCGAACCTGGGGCGAAGCCTGGTACGAGCGACACTGGAAAGAAGTCCTCGGCGGATACCAAGAGGAATGGCGCTCGGTCTATTCCGGTAGGAAGCAAACCCACCTACACAAGCTTGCAATGATCCTGGCTGCCTCCCAACGAGACGAACTCATCATCACCAAACAAGACATGGAACTCGCAGACGTACTACTCCAATCGACCGAGCGCGGCTATGCCAAGGTCTTCGCCCACGTCGGAAAAACACAGGAAGCAGTCGAAGCCGGCAAGCTACTCGAATACATCAAGTCAATGGGAGATACAAGTTATCAACGAGCATTCAAGGTTTTGCACCATGCGTTCCCGCAAGCCCGGGACCTGGAAGGTGCAATCACAGGGTTGATACGGGCTGGCTGGGTTAGCCTGGAACAACGAAGCGACGGTATGTATCTGGTTTATAGAGGAGACTGAAGATGGAAATCATGACAGCAGAGGAGTTTCTCGACGCCGCTGGACGGACGCTCAAGCAACGCGGCACTGCCTATGATTCCCCGAGCGGTGAGCGCAGCATGGAAAAGACGGTAGCCCTGTTCAATCTCCGCAC